CCTGCCTCTGATGTGCCGCATCACGGTGGACGGCGAGATTAAACAGTTCAGTTGCAAGATGGACATTCCCCCACGGCTATGGGACGTGAAGAACAGCCGTGCTTCGGGCAAGAGCGTCGAAGCGCAGAGAATCAACCTTGCGGTAGATAAAATCCGTGTGGAGGTAAACCGCCGCTACCAAGAACTGATGCAGACGGACGGTTATGTTACCGCCGCCAAACTCAAAGACGCCTATCCCGGTATCGGCGTCAAGCAGGAAACCTTGTTAAAGCAGTTTAAGCAACACAACGCCGAGTTTGAGAAGAAAGTCGGGCACAGCAGGGCGCAGGGGACATTTACCCGTTATCGGACGGTCTGTAACCATATTCGGGAGTTTTTGCCCCATACCTACAAGCGTGAGGATATTCCGTTAAAGGAACTCAACCTCACGTTCATCAACGACTTCGAGTATTTTCTGCGCACGGAGAAAAAATGCCGCACCAATACTGTGTGGGGCTATATGATTGTGTTGAAACACATCGTTTCGATAGCGAGAAACGACGGGCGTTTGCCCTTTAATCCCTTTGCCGGATATATCAACTCTCCCGAAAATGTGGACAGGGGCTACCTCACCCAAACGGAGATACAGACGCTCATGAACGCACCCATGAAGAACACCACCCATGAACTTGTACGGGACTTGTTCGTCTTTTCTGTGTTCACGGGTTTGGCGTATTCGGACGTGAAGAACCTCACCGCCGACCTCCTGCAAACATTCTTCGACGGCAACCTGTGGATAATCACCCGAAGAAAGAAGACCAACACCGAATCGAACATCCGCATTTTGGACGTTCCCAAGCGTATCATAGAGAAGTACAAGGGACTGGCTCGGGACGGTCATGTTTTCCCCGTTCCGAGTAACGGAAGCTGCAACAAGATACTCAAAGAGATAGGCAGACAATGCGGCTTCAAGGTGCGTTTGACCTACTATGTAGCACGCCACACAAACGCCACGACCGTGCTTTTGTCGCACGGCGTACCCATCGAAACGGTAAGCCGCCTTTTGGGACACACGAACATAAAAACCACCCAAATTTACGCCAAAATCACCGCCCAGAAGATAAGCCAAGACATGGAAACCCTGTCGCACAAGTTGGGGGATATGGAGAAGAATATCTGCCGAGCCATCTAATTAAAAGCAGAATACCGATGAAAGAAGAAAGGAACATTATCACGATGGACGGGCAGGGCAATATCTCCCTGCCGAGCGATATAGGTGCAACCGCCATGACCGAGTGGGAAATCTGCGAACTGTTCGGGGTTATCGCCCCGACGGTTCGAGCAGGGATAAAGGCTCTCTGCAAAAGCGGAGTTTTGAGCGTATATGACATAAAGCACATTATCCGCATATCGGACAGATACAGCGCGGAGGTTTACAACCTCGAAACGATAGCCGCCCTCGCTTTCCGTGTCGAATCGTTCGGGGCAGCGAAAGTCCGCAGGGCATTATTAGAGAGGATTATACACGGGCGAAAAGAGAAAACGACGGTATTCGTGTCGGTTGTTTCGGACGGCAAGCCCAACAGCCGTTGGAAAGCATGATGATATACCAACATGCAAACATATCACTATGGTGATATATATTGCAGGTTCTATTCCTCTTTTCAGAGGAAAGCGGAGCAATCATTTCCGTTTACAAAGGCAAAGCAAGCACGGGGCTTTATGCCGGCTAAAAGGTCAGGCGGCTACGCCGTTTCCCGATAAATCTTCCTCTCGCTTCGCTGCGAGCGTATTTATCGGGAAAACCTTGTATCCGACCGCCCCGCCACCCACCGACCGAAAGGGAAAAAATAAGGTGGGGTTACGGGCAAGCAGGCGGCAGGGACAGCCATAGCCGAAAAGCAGACGGACGGCACACCGCAGGGTATTTACGGAGAAAATACCTTGCCTTATTAGGGAATTTTCCGAGCCGCAATACTACGTATCGCTGAAAATTCCCCAATAAGGCAAGAGGCAAGCCCCCTCTGCACACCCCATCGGGGACGGCTTTTCGCCGCCCTCAAAGATAGTCAAGTTTATTGTATCACAAGCCAAAAAAGAAAGGAAGAATATATGGGTTTCGTAGTTTTACATATGGAAAAGGTGCACGGCAGCGACAGCGGAACGACCGCACATATCGAGCGTTTCATCATACCGAAGAACGCCGACCCCACACGCACGCACCTAAACTGCAGGCCATCGAATACCCCGACGGAGTGAAAGACCGTTCGGCGGCTGTTCAGAGAAGACTGGAAGAAGCGGGGCTGACACGCAAAATCGAAAGCAACCAAGTACGGGCAATCCGAATCAACGTGTCGGGAACGCATGAAGACATGAAGCGGATAGAGGAAGAGGGGCGTTTGGACGAGTGGTGCGCCGACAATCTGAAATACTTCGCCGACACATTCGGAAAGGAGAACATCGTGGCGGCTCACCTGCACAGGGACGAGGAAACGCCGCACATACACGTTACGCTCGTTCCCATCGTCAAGGGAGAGCGAAAGCGCAGAAAAAGGGAGGAACAGACGAAAGAAGCCGAACACAAGAAAGAGGTATCAAGGCTTACTCGTCTTGTGGAGAAGCTCTGCGCATGGTTTCCGTTGGCGAAAGAAGTCCTGCGGGTTGAGAAGTTATGCGCCATCGTGGGCTTTTCCATGGAACAGACCCGGACACTGATAGCCGACAGGGAAGTGACGCACGATAGCACGCTCTATTCCGAAGAACACGGGCGGAGTTTCACGGCAAGAAACGTCACCGCAAAAATAAGGCAGGAATCCGTATCGAAACGACTTGTGCTGTATATCAATCAAACGCCCGTTAGCGAATGGTTCAAGGAGCAGTTCGAGAGGCTAAAACAAAGCATGCGACAGCCCATACAACCATAACGGAAAAGCAGGGGGAATGAAGATGTAAGGCGAATCATTACAGGCTTTTCACGAAACAAGTGAAGAAATCCGTTACAAGATAAGTGATTATCGGAGTTTTTTTCTTCTTTTGCGTTTGGATTACGATAGTAATGGTAATGTTAAACAATAACACAACAGATTATGAAGAAAATTATTATTACATTATTATTTAGTTTAGGTTTATTTTCATTTGGATATAGTCAAAGTTCAGATGAAAAAATAGCTGACGCAATGAATAATTCAGACTGGTTTGCATTGGATTCTTTATATCAAACAGAACCCAGAGATTCAATCAGCGATTTTTTTGAAATATATTCTCGTTGCCTTATAGGTAATAGGCTAAATCGTCCAGATGTTTCTATTCCTGCGTTTACGGAATTATTCAACACTCAGTCAGAAAATCTTGATTTTGGCAATATGCTCAATTCGTCTATGATGTTTGCAATGGACTTAAGTAGGATTGGAGATAATAAGGCTGCTGCAAAAATGTTATCTTCAACTCTTGGTTCAATACGCACTCATCTTGATAGTACAATCATTGTAGGTGTTCAGCAATTTATCAATCAATACGAAGCACTATCCAAATACGACCCATATAAAATCTCATTTGAAAATTCTGTAGGAACTATTCCATTTGAGATAGTTCCTGTTGGTCCAGAAAAGAACAATTCGGTATTAATGCATCTAAGAGACAGTTATATAAATGGAGTTGAAGCTGATATTACTTTTGACACAGGAGCAGGAGTAAATATTATTTCAGAATCATTAGTCCACAAGTATAATTTAACACCACTTGAGGCATCAAGTACTGTTGGTGGAGTAGGTATACAAAATGGGAACTACGCAATAGCAAAGGAATTAAAAATTGGAGATATGATTGTTACAGACGTTCCTTTTTATGTCATAAAACTAACAACCAATAACAAAGAGGCAGACAACTATATTGACTGTTTCAATATAGTTGTCGGTAGCGAACTGATGTTACAACTCAAAGACCTAACCATCGATTTTATCAATCATAAAATTACAGTTCCATCTGTCGCTCCCAAACGAAGTCAAATGTCTCCAAATATGTGCTTTTCATCCGGTATGAATTTATTGAGCAAGGGTAATGTACAAGGTGATAAAATGTTAATGAATATTGATACAGGTGATGCTTCATATGGTTCGTTAGACAACAGATTCTTTGAGAATAACAAAGAATACATCACTACTCATTGTAAATTAGATACTATTAGAGGTGCAGGGGTTGGAGGTGTACATATATCGGAATGTTATCGAATACAAAACACAGAACTTGAATTAGGTAATAGACAATTATCTGTACCTGAAATGGTCGTTTTATTGGATAAGAATACAGATGGTGTATTATATTCTTATCAATGTAATTTAGGGTTAAAATCGTTGATACTTTTTAGCAAAGTACGATTCAATTTGGTTGATTTTGTATTAACGACATTTGAATAAGAGTAAATTTTGCGAACAAGAAAGGATTTCAAAATATAAAAACGGTTCTACGGGATTTAGTGTAAGTTAACGCTCTTACAATGTTAAAACGTTAACTTTTTAAGGCTTCCCTATAAGAAAAACACCCTCAATAAGCCGTGCACGGCAGCATATAGAATATACCAGTGCAGGGAGAAAGTTAAAACATTTTGGTTAACTTACACTAATTACGGTAGAACCATAAAACAATAATAGTAATTGCCAGAAGAAAATAAAAGGATTGATATTTACGTAGTACTTCATTATATATAAAAAACAGTGACGTTAAATCATCTATTAGTGTCACTGTTTTTTACTTGAAATAAGGAATAGAATTTCCTAAATATTATCTCAATATTCATCTTTTTTTTATTTGACATAAAACAAGGTAAACCTATTGTTTATTCAAAGTTTTTGTTTACCTTTGCAAATAAGAAAGTTATTTGACATTATAGTAATGTAAAACGCTGAAAATTGCACGGTTGCTAACTCGTTACTGCCACTTTTCAAATAATTCGCTAAAAGTTTATTTCTCAATCGGTTAAGTCAAACCGAGAAAAATCTAAAATATAAAGCCTAACCCTAACGACAAATTGGAAAGGGCCAATTTATCTTTCCCTTCATTCTTCTCGTCAGTAAT